AGAGAGGAGGAAGCGGAAAAAACTGGCCTACCAAAGTCAGACATTGAAAACATGGCTGGAACAGTTGCCGTTGGGGCTGGCGTAAAATCCGGTCAAGTAGTTGGCGCAAAGACCGCCCGCCCATACGACACCGGAGCCCCTGCGGTCATAGAAGGTGTAGCACCAAAGGTTGAGCCTACTATTGGTAAGCCACGGGTTAGCTACGCTGATTTCCAAACCGCGTTAGAAGAAAAACGTAGGGGTGGTGGCACTCCAACAATGCCCACCGGCACAATTTACCAGCCGTACAGGGAGATTCAATTCTCTAGTAAAGGCCCAGTTGCCCTTACCGAACAACAAGAACGGGCAAACGTATTGCAAAGGGTAGGGTTTGAAGAAGCCCGCCAAAGTGCAATTACTGGTAATAAGTTTGACGCTGGAAGCGAATTCCAAACTAGCAAGCTAGACGTTCCGGTTGGCAAGTTATTCAGGGATTCATTTGAAACTGAAAAAAATAAATTATTAGATTTTGGCAATCAAATTATTGATCGAACTGGCGGCTCAATTGGTTTGGATGAACAAACCTTACGGTTGCGCGGAGAACGGATTGTTGCGCCATTTGACGCATTTAAGCAAGAACTTCAAGGCCAAATGGCTAATGCGTACAACCAAGCCAAGCAAGTAGCGGCTGGTCAGCCAGCAGTAAACCCAACAAATTTACAAAAGTTTCTTAATACAGAGTCGAACTTTACAGTTAACGATAGCTTTATGTCGTTACGCCGTGGCATCCAATCACACTTAAAAGAAAGTGGGTTGTTAGATGACAAAGGCCGTATTTTGCCAATGACCGTTGATCAGGCTGAAAACTTACGTCAATACATCAATTCCAACTGGAACAATGAGCGTTCAAGACTTGTTGGTCGCTTAAAAGACAAAATTGATAATGACGTTACAAAAGTGGCGGGCGAAGATATTTATAAAGGCGCAAGAGAAATTAGAACAAAAATTGGACGTTTGTTAGACGATCCAAAAGGTGTAGCCAAAATCATGGATTACGACCCGCAAAACCCAATCAATCGCGCGGTTCCGTTTGAAAAGATTGCGTCCTCAGTTGAAAGCATGAGCGTAGACCAAGCTCGACACTTAATTAAGTTGCTTAACGATATGCCTGATAACTTAAAGCCAATGGCTCAACAGGCAATCAACGAAATTAAAGGTCATTTTGCAAATCGCATATTAGAGCAAGGTGCTAAGAATAAGGGCCAATGGAACGCCAAAGGTGTTACTAAATACCTAAACGACCATAACGATAAGTTAAGAATACTGACTGAGGACAAAGAACTTGGTCAGATGGTTCGAGACTTGAACGATGCCGGTCACATATTGCAATACGATGCTTCCTACCCCGGTGCGGCAGTTCAAGCTCATAATTTTATTAGGTTGGGTGCGGCTCCATTATTGGGAACATTAGGAACTGGACTTGGCGGTTCGGTTGGTGGTGCGTTAGGGGGTGTTCCGGGGGCTGGTTTAGGAGCAACTATTGGTGGAACGCTTGGCGCAAAACGCGGTATCAAAATGGCTGAACAGTCTGCGTTACGGCGAGGCCAAAAGAAAATGATTCCTCTCAAGAACATAGGCAAAGGACAATAACTATGGCAGTCAATCTTTCGCCAATCGGCAACGGATTTCAGTTTTTTGATAACAATGGCGCACCGCTTAACGCCGGTAAGATTTATACCTATCAGGCAGGGTCAAGTACGCCCCTAGCTACTTACACCGACAACGCCGGTCTTACGGCTAATACCAACCCCATCATATTGGGAACAAGCGGTAGGCCACCAAATGAAATTTGGTTAACGGACGGAGTTTTTTATAAATTCATTCTAAAAGACTCATCAGACGTAACCATCCAGACCTATGACAACCTCTATGGAATCCTTGGTGTAATTCCATCAGTTGCTCCGTCATCTGTTCCGACTGGGTGTATTTTGCTTTGGTCTGGGTCAATTGGGTCTATACCCGCAGGGTTTGCTCTTTGTAACGGATTAAATAGCACTCCAGACTTAAGAGACCGGTTTATTGTTGGTGCTGGATCAACCTATGCCGTGGATGGAACTGGCGGTTCTGCTAACGCTATCGTTGTAAGCCATACTCATACGGCAACATCTACCGTTACAGACCCCGGACACAACCATACTTTAGACATTTATACTGCATCTGGAGTTGCTACAACCCCTGCGGCATATAACGGCACTTTTGTGTCAGCCCGTAATACAAGCACAGCAACAACAGGAATTACGGTTGCTACTACAAACGCATCAACTGGTACATCAGGAACCAACGCCAATTTGCCCCCGTACTATGCTCTGTGCTACATAATGAAAACCTGACCTATGGATTGGCAAACCGTTATCAATATCGGGTTGGGTGGTATTTTGGCTGCGCTGGGCTGGTTTGCCCGCGAGATATGGGACTCACTCAAAGAGTTGCGTAAGAACACACATGAGATAGAAAAAGAACTGCGTGAGCTTTATGTCCGCAGGGATGACTTGCGAGAGGTCAGGGTTGAGATGAGCGCAAGGTTTGACAAGATAGAGAGTTTAATCGGGTCGCTATATGATCGCTTAAACGACAAGGCAGACAAATGAATTATGAGCGACATAGACCCAATCATTACGGCAGCTCAACAGGCTACCCAAGGCATAAAGTCTGCCATCAAGTCTGGTCGTGAGATCAGCCAAGCAGTAGAGTCCATCCAGAACTTTGGGGTTGCGGAACTAAAAGCCCGCCAAGCCTATAAGCTAAAGACCAAAACCAAAACTGACGAGATCACGATTATGACCGCGATGGCTGAGTGGAGACGGTTATATCGAATCAAACAAATGGAAGATGAGGTCAAGGAACTACTCTGCCAGCAGTTTGGCGAGGACGAGGGCCGTATACAGTTTGGCAAGGTTTTAGACCTAAAAGAGAAGATGCAAAACGAGGCCAGAACCAATAAGCAAGAGCTGACCGATGACTTGAAACGCTGGCGGTCAGTCCAAGTCTACGCGGTAGGCATGGCTACTCTATTAGTCACCCTGTACTACATCTACAAGGGCCACCTGTGAGCGAGCGCCAAGACACGCTAACCAAGGTCTTGGCCTATGTGGATAGTCCGTTTAAGCTATTCGCGCTGATCCTGATGGCGATCCTAGCCTTTGCTGGGTACATTGTTTACGACCATAAAGACCTAATCGTTGGGACTTATAAGGAACACCAGAAGCTACCCCAGATAGCCGAGGGGCGGGTCGATGACGCGGCTACCCATTTATTCAAGCATACCAACGCCCAAGTGGTCGCTATCTTCAAGGTCAACCCTTTAATTGGCTCGCGGGTCTTGTACCGCGCCTACACAAAAGAAGGGCGTGACAAAACTATGGAGGGTTTAGACGTTGGCCTATTTACGAGCAACGCCGGTAATAATAAGGACGTAGTTGCGCTGATGGCTAACGAGATCCCCTGTGGGGAGTACAAAGCAGCTCAGTCCGAGGTGGGACTTTGGTACATCGAAAAGGGCATGACCTTTGGGTGCAGGGTGAGCGTCCCCCCAGACCATAGCCGGTTTATAGGCCAAATTACCGTGGGCTGGGCTACACCGCCAGCCAATCTAGACCAAGCAAAAACCATGTTGCAGATTGCCTCAACCATCCTAGCAAAGGAGAAAAAATGATTGGCTTAGATACCATCCTAAAGATTGGCGAGAAGGTCTTAGACCGTGTTATGCCTGACCCTGCCGCCAAAGCTGAGGCGCAAGCTAAGTTACTAGAACTGGCTCAAAAGGGTGAGCTGGCCCACCTAGAGGCTGACGTTAAAAAGATGGAGATTGAGGCCAAAGACCGGGACTCAGCTCGCGGTCGAGAGGCGGCAATGGCCTCTGCGGATGTCCACCCAATCACCAAGAACATCAACTCAATACTGAGCTTGGGGGTCATTACCCTGTCGTTTATCCTCTTTGCGATCCTAATCTTTATTGAGGTCAAGCCAGCCGCCAAGGACATCTTGATCTACATTTTGGGCGTTTTATCGGCTGCGGTTACCCAGATCCTGTCCTACTACTTTGGGTCTAGCGCCGGTTCCAAGGAAAAGAGTAAACAGTTAGATGAGATTCTGGAAAAGAAATGAACCTATCCGAACACTTTACCTACGAGGAACTGACCCGGTCTGAGACCGCCGAGCGTAACGGCTGGCTGAACATTCCCTCAAATGCGGAGAAAGAGAACCTGATCCGTCTCGCGGAGCTATTGGAGAAGGTCAAGGCTGCGGTCGGGGGAAAGCCCATAATGATCAACTCAGGCTACCGGGGTAAGCAGACCAATGACGCGGTGGGCTCTAAGGACACCTCCCAGCACCGGCTAGGCTGTGCGGCAGACCTACGGGTTCCCGGCATGAAGCCACGGGAGGTCGTAGAGGCCTGTATAGCGGCCTCTGTGCCATTTGACCAGATCATCTTAGAGTTTGACTCATGGACGCACATCAGCGTCCCAAACACCCCGGAAACGTCCCCACGCGGTCAGGCGTTAATCATTGACCGGCAGGGGACTAGGACTTACAGTTAAGACGCTTTCTCTTTGCCCTTACGGGCCTTACGACCCCCTTTTTGGGGGTTCTTTTTTAGTACAGCGGGGCGCACGTTACATCGATAACTACGTCCCTAGTCACCCCTCCAACCGCCCTGCGACCGTAGATCACCACAGCCCTAGTCCTAGCCGCCTGACAGTCCTGAATGGCGTTGGCGGTCTCCAAGCGGGTCATGGCGTGGACTTCCTTATCCACTATGAGCTTCTGAGGCGGTGGGGTAACGCTATAGTCCCCGGGGTTTGTGGTGGCGCACCCTGTCAGGGCTAAAACTATCAGTAGTCTTTTCATCTTTTTTTTCCTTTTGTGAGCAAACAAAACAGACCATTGCAATCATCGCAATCATCCACAGAATAAAAAACCAAATGTCGGCAGCGACTAAGTGAGAAATAAAAGTCATGGTTCACCTACCTCCTTGATGTTGACTATTACTTGTACTGGTTTGGCCTTGTAGTACCAGTACAAGTTCCTAGCCAGCCACTCATTAGCCGCCCGCTGTGTTCTAAATGTCAAGTTCTTAAAGGCTTCTTGTGGCATCGCACCATGTTCTATCTGAACGTAGCGACCTCTTGAATCCTTAAGAGCCCAGCACTTAATCCTGTCCGGCATCTGACTTACCTATTGCGGTTAGGGCTTGCGATAACTGCCAGCGCATATCCAAAATGATCTGCGTAATTTTTTCGTTATCGGCAAACGCCGGGGTTCTGGTCAGACGCTTTAGTTCCGACAGGTTTAGGTCGAGCTTAATGATCATTGACGAAATATCTTCCATAAGTCCCCCTAAAAAGGAATGTCGCTATCTAAATCTTCAATCTTTTCCTCGCGCACCTTGTCTCGCGGGGCTCCAGCGAACTCCAGCTCATTTAACCGCGCTCTGAGCGAAGTACCGGTAGTTCCATCCTTGCGCTTGTATTCCTCCAAATGAGGCTCAGATAAGGTCACAAAGAGGCTCTGGCCCTTGATTAGGTGAGATTGGAGCTTCTCCACGCGGTCACCCCACATGGTCGCGGAGATCCATTGCGTAGGGCGCTTGCCGTCCGCACCCTTTTTCCCATAGTCCATAGCCAGCGATAGATCCATCACAGGTTTTCCATCACCGGTATAACGAATTGCTGGGTCTTTGCCAATACGAGCTAATCCAATTAGTAACATTTTTAATCCTTATCAAAATAAACTGCTTTGTTGTTATAGAAATCAAAGAGGGCATCACACTCAGCCAAGAACTGCTCGGCTGCGTCCTCGACCACCTTGATCTCCTCCGAAGTGGGTTTGAACTTCTTGATGAACAAGTCTTTACCCTCACCCATGCGCGGGTCGTAGGACACAAACCAGACCGCCTTACCCGTGACCGCCGCTTGCAAAGTCATCTGAGGTTTATATTCCGCAGGGACTTCTTGGTTGGCTATGTACTTCATGTGGGTCTTAGTCTTGGGACACTTGACCTCAATCAAGCATCCGTCAGACACGAAGCCGTCAGGTGAACAGCCCAGAAAGGGTACGCGCGGATGGTCAATGAACCGAGTATCGGTAACTATCAGGCCGGTCACAGACTCAAACCTTTCCTTGGCTGCGGCTTCTTGTTCCACGCCCCATTGCATATCTGAGGTGGTGTACTTATCCGCAAAGGTATTGGTGATCCGTTCCGCGACAATCTCATAGCGTAGGTTCTCGCGTTCTGTGGATTCCTTGCCAGACTTTAGGAAGTTCATAGCCGCCGCCATCCGAGAAGCGGTGAGCTTGCCCAGCCGGTCGTTCCACCAGTTGCCGTCTAGTTGAAATGGGTTGGCCTCACGCATTTTTAGCCCCCTTTAGTTCTTGACCCTTATGCGCGGCCTCAGTCCTGACAAGCTCACGTTCCTCTGGGCTCAGAGCTTTCCAAAAGACCGAGAGGATCTCAGGGCTCGATGCCTCATTGATCAGCTTGACCAGTTCCTCTTTAGACTTGGTCGCACGTTTCTTAGGCGTGGCTTGCTGGTGGATAGCGTTTTGCACCTCATTCGCGGAACCGAACTCCATGCCACCCCAGCCCGCAGCCGCCAAGCATCGACCGATTGCGCTGGTCTCTGCGTTTTCTAAAGCGGATGTTGAGTTGATTTGGCTAGAGGCTCTGAACTCCTCTGCGTGACCCGTAGCGATGCACTTGCCCAAGTCTGTGTAGATCCGGGCTTGCATGATCACCACGGTATCGTCTGCCTTGATTATTTCGGTAGACAGTTCCCAATCCGGGTGAGCCTCGCGGAACTTCTGAACTCGCAACGCTACGGTTTGGTATTCCTTGCCTTTGATATTAACTATGCCTGTGTTCAAGTTATTCTCCTTAGATAAACATTGCAAGTATTGCTACTAGCGCAAATAGAGCGCCACCTATTAAATCACCAAATTCTTCTTTAGTCATTTGGTTCCCGCCTTAATCAAAATATATTCTGCGTAACGGGTTTTATCTTTCTGAAGCATTACGGTGTTGATCAACCAGCCCTCATTACGCAAGTTAAAAATAATGTCGGCTAGGCGTGTAGCGCGGTACAACATAATCGCCTCCCAGCTTGTTATTTTTTTCTTGGTAACTAAGTGGTGCGCTACTTTGTCAATTTTAGTGCTTGGTGCTTTGCTCATCGTACTTTCTCCTTAGATTATCAAACTCAGTTGCCAGCTCAATTAAGCGGGCTCTAGACTTCTCAAACGACTCCGGGTCACGCATAAAACTTAAATCACGAACTGCTTGGGCTACACCGAGACACTTGTAAGCAATCAGGTCTAGGTGCTGGATAGTTATCTTTTCCTCTTGCTCTTGCTGCTCAAGTTCTTGCTGGTGGTGTTCTGCGTCAGTCATTTTGTTGCCTCACAGTCTTGGTGGTCGGTGATAAAACGCTCAAGGCAGTCATGGTCAGACGTAAAGATGCGACCCTTGCAATGAACGCATTGGTGGTAATAGCCTTGGGGTGTTGTAACTCTGAGAACGTGGTCAACTGGATCGTCTCTGTATATTGACCAAGCGGGTGATGTTGTCATTTATTCTCTCCGAAGGTGGGGGCCGAAGCCCCCGGTTAATTATGCTTTACTGCAAAATTTTGTGTTGGCAACCCATTTGCCGCCAACTAATTTGTTGTTTGCGCCAACTTCACGCAAGACAGGAGAAACTTCACCGTTTGAATCGGTATGAGAACCGACAACAACTGCAACGGTATTAAAGTTGCGAACATAATGTCCGATGGAAACAAAAGAACCGCAGGGTAGTTGGAAAACGTCTTGAAACATGGTGAAGCTCCTTTAGAGATCCGGTCTGAGCGTTGACCGTGATATGAATAGTAAACTGTTTACTGCCCATGTCAACACCCTTTATCAATTATTTTGATATTCCCCTACAATTTGTGGGGTTATTGACTTCAGGGCTAAACAGGATATAAAATTGAGCCGTCAGCGGAGTGGCATCCGTTGAAACCAAAAGTCAGGACATACAGATGCAGCCCGCATAAGTCTAGGGCGTGTGTAGCGTTAAAACCGATGAGTTCGGCTTACTGTATGTCTGCTCTCATTGGTTTCAATGGCTGCTCATGCCAAGAGCCACGCTCTAGTCTTATGCGGGCTTTTTATTTGGTAGCTGACTGCGCGAAACGCCAGCAAATGGAAAAGGCGGGGATGGGATAGAGGCCGTGGAATAAGTAGCCACGGAGCCGGGGTCGACACCCGCTATATCCGTCTAGTAGTGGGCATGGCTACCTAGAGTAC